CATATCTCTTAGGTGGAATTATAATGCTTGCAACATAATTGTCTCCTTTTCCTAAAGCCAGACCGCTTGGTGTAGAAAATACATTAAGCCTTATTTCGCTATCTGCCTGAAGTTCTCGACAATCTAAAGAAATAGCTCCATTGTCAAATTCTACGACACAATCACTTATTGAAAAATCTACAAAAGGCCCTTCTCCCATTGTCTTTATACGCATTTTTCCCCTCCTTAAGTTGTATTTTGTATCACCAAATAATTCACTTTCAGGCTATCAGCCACACAACTAACAACAACATTGAACCCATTCCCTGCTCTACTCTCTACAATCAGGGCATCTTCTGATGGTTTTGGTCCTTTATAATCAAGTATTTCTAGTCTTAGAGAATAATCTTTCTCAGACAACGGATACTGCAAAGATATATATTTGCTGGCTGCAGATTGCAGTAAAGTAGGCCAGTATGGTTCTATCCTGCGAATATCAGTAATCTGCACGTCATTTAGATAGGGGTCTGTAGATTCATTATTGTTTGCTGGGACATCAAGCTGTGCAAGGGGCAGTCCCCACTCTGGAATATCTTCATTAAGCTGAGTGCAATCTATTCGTATGTTGTTGTCTTCATCAATCCATAAATAGGCATAAGAAATTGCAGGCACATCTGTATTATTGGACGGGACAGAAGCGGTATTTTCCATATCTTTAATTAAGCACTGCCGTCCAAACATAAAAAATTTCCCTGAAGAAACATTTAAGTTCCTGGTTGCTGTAGTGCTTTTTGTAACATTCAGTCCAGAAATGACACCTCTATTAGGTATAAAAATTTCTCCTTTCTGGATACGCACCTGAAGAGTTTTTTCTATCTCTCTATTAGCAAGTCCAGCACTGCTAAGAGCTTTCTGTATCGATGCTAGGATCATGTTTTGTATATCAGGATCAAGTCCCTCTACATTTTGCTCTATTACGTCCAATCTCGCATCCAGAGAAGGCTCCTTCCCTCGTGCCGCCTGCAGCTCATTTCCAATGCTAGAAGTCCTTGAGTCCAGGTTTTCAAAATTTTCATCTATCTCCTGATACCTACTGTTCCACAGCTCAGGAACAGCATCAGCATTGTCTGGAATCCGTGTTATACTTAAATGTGGTATAGCCATAGCTCACCTCCTAAAATTTAAGTTGTATCTCAATCTCATACTCTTCATCTGCTTCTTTTATTTTTGGTGCAAAATTTTTGAAACCAAGCAGATTTCCCTCTTCATCTAAAAGTCCTGCTTCAGAAATAGAGACACCAACGAGCTCACCTTTTGCAACTCTTCCCCTGCCAGTTACAGAGAACTCATCTTCCTGAAATACCTCTACTAGCTCTTTTTTAAGCAGCCGGTGCCGAAGATCTGTTTGAGATGCATCAGGAGGAATAGGTTCTCCATCTGTATTATGCCCTCCATCCCCAAAAGCCATATACTTTAACTTTGGGAGCGGAGTCCCGTCCATAAAGTGTTTTGCAAGCCTCTTTCTAAAATCATAAGTAGTTACTGCATTTGCCATTAAGCTGCCCTCCTTGCAAATTTAACCTCCAAGCCCGGACCGTTATGCCCAACCACCCATGTACCATCTATTTTTCTTGATACATCTCCAACTCCCCATGTTCCATCCAACTTTGTATAATGCCAGCCCACTTTTCTCGCACCAAGAATTGCCTGACTATTAAGTATCCAGCTTCCATCAAGCTTTTTGAAAGCTCCAAGCTGCCAGCTGCCATTTACCTTATATGCCCATCTGCTCCCAAGCTTCGGATAGGCTCCAAGTTTTGTGGGAAGGCCAAAATGTACAAACAGATTTAATTTTAGATCAGATTCAGCTATTACCCCTCTTTTTTTTCTTACCTTCCATGTACCATCTACTTTTCTACCAAACATTTCACGCCCAACTTTCCAACCTCCATCAATTCTTCTCCCATCAAGAGCAGGATATTGGCCTAATTTTTCAGGACTAGCAGGATAATCAATCTCAACCTTTTGTCTATTTGTTGCCTTAGGTAAAGGTCTGGCATATATTGGAAAACTCTTTGTTATCTTTTTAGATAGCAAAATAAGAATACCATTTTCCCCAAGCTTCCAGCCACCATCCAGATGAAGCCGCTTTGAGCCAAGCTTTAAAGTAAACCATTTTTCTCCTATAGGAACTTTCTTTAAAACATGGGTTCTACAAAAAATGTTACACTGTTTTAAAGCAACGTCTGCATATATAGGTGTTTCCCCACCAACTTTCCAACTTCCATCAACTTTCAAAGAACCATCCAGGGAATATAGCTCTCCACCAGTTCCCAGACTCCAGCTTCCATCAAGTCTCTTTGTGCACCACGGATAAATCTGGCTAATCTGCTTCTTTAATGAAAGAAAATAAGCAGGAATAGGAATATCCTCTATTTCTAAGCCCAAAAAGTAAATATACACAGGCCAGGAACGTGTATTTTTTGCTATATCTACTATCTCCTTGACTAATTTACTCCAATCTGGCCTCTCCATAGAGGCTAAATTTAGCCTTATGCAAAATTTAGCCCACTTAGACATGTAAGAGAGGCCTGTTACATTGTAATAAGAGACAAGCTTTTTTGTCCCATCTAAGCACCATGATCCATCCAGCCTTGCCCCACCCAGCTCCTCATATTTCTTTCTTGCCTGCCAATATTCTATTATCTCTGCTTCTACTGCAAACCATTCCAGTGCTTTTTTTATAGCCCACGGCGTTCCCTTGTACCTATGCCACTTTATACTATTTTTAATGAGTGTTTTTTTTGTTTCTAGGGGAAAATCAGGCTTCCAAAAATCCACATGAAACTGCCAGGCCAGTAAAGGCAAGACATCAGAAGGGACATTGCCAATAAGATAAACAAGCAATATATCCAGCTCGTTCTCAAATGAAAGCGCCTGATCAATAGCTTCACAAAGGGCCTGTATATTCTGGTCATTCTGTAAATTTGGCGGTAATAATTCTTTTGTTTTAGCCATCTACACTCCCCGCAATTACTATAGAAATACCGCTACATTTAGCTACTTGATTTTGTGCCACCTCTATATAGCCTGGCTGGTTTACAACCACTCGATAAACGCCCACTATTTTTTGTAAGCTCCCTATAATCTGCTCTGGCACGATGTCTAAACCTAGCTTTTCACTGTGTGTCTGGGTATATTGAATAAGCGTCTCTTCGGCCTGCTGCTGAATAACATCAGAAAGCGTACTAGCGGATTTATAAATATAAAGGCTGACATCAATACTATAACTAACCTCTTCAGGCACCTCCACAATTACCTGATCAGTCAAAGGCCTAACTTTCTCATCGTTTAAAGTTTTAGCTACTAGATCAAGCATATCCTGGTCTGGAATTTCTCCATTTTTAAGTAACGGTACTACTTTGACCGTTCCCGGCTCTGGGCTCCATACAGCCGCATCTACAATATCTTGATGTGCTGTTTTCGCCCAATACTCATAAGCCCCACGGCTTCCAGCATTACTAAATATTTCAGGAGCAAGTTGAATGCGTTCACGTAAATGATCATCGCTTTCGGTATTATTCCCCCCATAGGTCATAGTGATATTTTCTACGTTCTGCACATAAGGTAATGGATCAACAAGCTGATTTATTTCTCCTGCCGTATAACTATTACCAACTTCACCTGCTTCTGTGCATTCAGCGGCCACATCAATATAGGTACTACCGGCTGAGGCATTTGCGTCTTCTTTTGTTACAAAAATGACTTTATTATCTTTACTTTGTACCCGTGTACCAGCAGGGATTAAAAGTTCTGAGGGTAATGCTTCAGAAAAACTAAATCGTAAGGTAGTAATAGCCGGCGTAGCAGATAGCCTCTCAACATCTAATAAAGCGCCTAAGTGATCTAAAATTTCACCACGAGCATACGCTAAAAGGTTCTGTTTTGCCGTTTCCTGGATTAAAATGCGTAGAATATTCTCACGATAGGCAAAAATATCTAAAAGTAGCCTCTCAATTTGCCCTTTAGATAAAGTTATTCCAGCAGACTGCTCATAGATATCTATGAGCTCTTTAACCTGCTTTACCCAATCAATAGATACAAACTGAGGTTCGGGCAAACTATTAACATCCAACATGCTGCAACATTAGCATGATTGGACGGCTACCTTGCAAAATCTGCTAAAAACTCAAGAACAATTTCTTGCTCAGTTTGGCTATCTGTGATAATGCCGGTTATTTTAAAGATAAGCTTTCCTTCTGATGTGGCCTCTAATAAGATCACTTTGGTGGGATAAAATCGGTTTGAATTGGCTTTTAAGGCCCGATAAGTCTCGGCAATAATCAAGTGCCTGACTAGTTCTATTGGTTTGTCTAGATATTCATAAATACGACTGCCAAATTCTGGCCGATGAGGAATAGACCCTAGAGGCGTAGAAAGGATAAGATAAATCTCTTGCTTTATGTCCTCTAGCCCCTTTATTGTTTCTCCTATTGTGCCTAACTTAAGCTGCATAATTATTAATGTGAATGATGATTAGTGTTCCCACCTTCATCAATTATTGCACCCGTTGCGTGAATATTACCTGTTATATTAATATCACCTTGAATTTTCACCCCTTGCGCTGCAATAATATTCACTTCTCCTACACAATTTATATACAGTCTGTGTGCTATCCGATCATAGTCAATCACCGTACCATCTTCAAACTCTATGTGCCGTTTATTCTGTTCTATTACAGGCACCTTATCTGCCTCACTATAGATTGCCCCTAGCACAAACCCCTGTTCAAGTCCCTGTCCCAAAAAAAGACAGACCACATGCTCACCTACATCCGGCATCCAATAGTCTTTGTCTTTGAGAGTTTTCCGCATGATTACAGGCAACTCATAAGATACCGTATCATCCACATCAACCATCTGTACACGCACAGTGGCTTTATCCGGATAGGTCTGTGTTACTATTCCAACTCTGACCAGTTCTCTTAGCATCTGCGCATCTTAATTGTTGTTATATAACCCTCATTTTTATTCAGGTTATGTCTTGCCTCTTCTATAAGATATTCTGCTGAAAACATTCCAAAACCAAACAGCTTTACTTTCGCTCCTGCTACCAAAAAAGGATCTCCTGTCAAGGTCAGCTCTGCTATTGTTTGCAGCCTGTTTGCCCGTCTAAGCTCTGCTCGGGCTCGCTCAATGGCCTGCTGTAAATTTTCCACACGCTCTGAAATCTTTAAATAATCACCTGTAACTACATCAATAGGTTCCTCTTCTATATAACTTAATTCCTGTTTTTTAACCGGGTCCCAATACTTTACCATACAGCCCTTATAAATTTTATGCGTTTTATCAAAAAATGAATAGCTCTTAAGCCCTGATTTTCCCCGTTCAATCGTGGCTACAATCTGGTATTTCTCAAGCTCTTCCTTTCTAACAAAGATAAACTTGCCGTGATCTATCTTGGTATAATAACCATACTTATCAGCCAATTCCCGCACAAAGTTTAGATCACTCTTCTCTTTTTGATCCAGCCGCTTAAACTCAATTTCAGGTCCAACCTTTACCTGAGCATCAAGGCCATGCTCACTGGCAATTTGGAGAACAATGCCAGATAATTTTATACTTTCCCAAGCTCTTGTTTTAAGCTGACGCAAACCCTTCTTAATAAAGGCCGAAAGCCCCTTTACCCGCATTATATCAGGTGGGCCGCTGGATTCTACTTCATCTATCTCAAAAATACCTGCTTTAAGCCACTTTTCTTCATCTTCTTTTATTCCAATTTTAACTTCTAGCTGGTCTCCCTTTTGCGGATACCAGGCGCTTTTCCATTTATCGTTTCTGTCCTCAAAAATAAGTTCAATTTCATCACTTTTGCCATGCAGATAATCTGTATAGTTAAGGCTAATAAGATATGGCACAACATCTCTACTTACGTCCTTCCCGGTCCAGATAATTTGATAAAGCGGTTCTCTCAGCGCTTCCACGGTGGTAACTCCTCTGGATAGGTAGGTTCAATATCTAGATCAGGGATGTTCAGTACAATGCCAGCCGGCAAAATAAATGCCCTTTTAACCTCATCAGACAAATCCGAATTGGCCCTTATAATCTCCTTATAATAATCTGGGTGGCCATAAAATTTATAACTGATCTGATCCCATCTATCTCCCTGAATCGTTCGATAAATCCGGGGCATTTAATAATACTCCTTAAGAGTTACTTCAAACTCAACTACCCTGAGCTTCCCTTTGGCACTTACATTTTTCCAAGTTTCCTGTATTTTCTCAATCACAAACTCCCCCAATGTTTCATTACCAATCACCAGCACTAACGGTTCTTTTTTATCTGCTTCTGCAATCAATTTGTCTATTTCTGTCTTTGGATCACAAAACCAATCAAAAAATTTGCCTTTGAAAGTAATTTTATCAAGCTGTCTACCCAGCCACTGCAGGCGTGATTTGTCTTTGGCAATCTCATGCTCGGCGTATTTCCAGATATGCTCACGTGACAATTCAGTGACTGAACGTGCATAATCACTGGATATCTGGAACGCGATACTGCCTAAAGCCCCCCATTGCATTACCAGCTCACCCTTTCTTTATTGTAGAAATACCGCTCAATGATTCGTTTGATAGCCTCTTCTGTTACTGTGCCAATTTGTTTAGCAATCTCCTTTTCCTCTTTTCCTTCTATATTAACATGTTGAGTAAAGGAAATATGAATTGATGCACCCGCTGAAGCTAAGGCAGGCCTGGGAGAAATAGGTGCAGTAATTGCCTTCACTGCTGGCATGGCAAGTTTCTCAAAATCAAACCGTACAGGTGCCGTGATAGCAGCCAGGCTCCTGGGCAGAG